CAGTGTCGGCCTGCCACTTGGTGCGGCCTTGGTCGTAGCTGTTGAACTGGATCACGCTGTCTTCGCCACATTCGTGGCGGACCACAATGCTTGAGACCGCATCGGGCACGCCCTGCTTCATGCTGGTATCGCGCACACAGTCAAACGGAATGGCGCCTGTGCCCCACTCCTCTCGCATCTCTGGCGGGCCAAGCAACAAGCGTTGAATACCCTTGCGGGTCAGCTCAGCCGATTCGGATCCAACCATGCACCGAATGGCGTAGTTGTATCGCTTGCCCTTCCACCATGATGGGTAGCGGCCCGTTGCGTGCATCGCAACCTCGAAGGCCCCGGCCCACGTCTTGCCAAGCTGGTTGCCTGCCATGAACAATCGCTCACGAAAGTCAGCGCCAGCAGTGTGGAAGTCGATCTGCTTCTTGTACGGCGCATAGGTCTTCAAGCGATTGCGCTTGGCCCTGATGTCCTTCAAGCGCAGCAGCTCGTACAGCTCACGCTTCTCGTCCTCGTCCAACAGCGTTGTGTCTATGCGGTCAAGCTGGATCATCTCGCAGCCTTCGCAAGCAACATGTTCAGCCGGTTGTCCAGCTGCTCACTGGTCAGGTCCAGCGTGCCGGACATCTTGACCTCGACGCTCTTGAGCTTCGGTTGCGTGTATTGCAGAAACTCGTTGAGTGTTCGCATGCGCGTGTCAACGTCAAGCAACGGGACCATGATGTTCTTGCCTTTGTCGTCAAGCACTGGCATGCCACTGCGCATCATTGGGATCGTCGCCTTCAAGGCCTTGGCGATCTCCACCGCAGGATCGAGCCCCTCTTCAATGCAGGCTTCTGCAACAGCACGAAGGTTGATTCGATGTGGCGCCCTGCTCGTGCTGGCGCTCTTGCTCACAGGGTGAGCACGACCTGTCTTGGCCGCTGTCGGAATCGCCAGATCGTCCATGGTCGCCAGCTTTGGTGGCGCCCCGGCTAAGTCGGCGTTGCGACTTGGGTTTCGTCTACTTGCCATTTTTCATTGCTCCCCGCACAAGGCCTTCGTTGCGCGCGCTGATCGCTTTGGCCTTTGCCTTGGCGTCAGCTTTGCTGCTGGCACCCCAAGCATTGAGACTCAGCAGCAAGCGCGTTGGCTCACCGTCTTTGCGTTCAGGGCCGGGCATGTTGCCCATGCGCGCCAAAAAGGAAGCACGGCGAGGATTGTCGCCGGCTTTGACTGGGGCTTTGAGGTTCATCCCCTCAGCCTTTGCGCTGGCGCGGCCTTTGGCGTTCAGGCCGCCTGATGGCGCCTTGCCTTCTTTGCGTTGCCAAGCAGGGCTCTTCATTTCATCGCTCTCTTGATGAGACCGACCTTAGCGGTCTTGGCCGACTCGTCAAAGTCAGCCTTGCTGGGTGCGCCCTTGTCGCCGGGCTGGCGCATACGCTCACCCGAGCCAGAGGCTATGCGTGCCCTCTTGGCTTGGATGTTGGCGTACAAGCCGGGCTTGGCTGGGCTTGGCATTAAATCATTCCGTTGATGATGCCGTTGTTGAAGCCAACGGGTGCCTTGACCGCGCCGCCTTCTTTTTTGTAGGCTGGCTGTGTAGCGTTCGTGCCGGGCATTGGTACGGACACTTTGCCGGGGATCTCGCCCTTGCCTTGAGTCTGGTTGCCGCCGCCGCCGATAGCTGCGCCATTCTTGATGGTGCCGCCTGCTGCGCGCATTGTGTTACGTGATTCTGGGTTTGAGTAGTCTTGCATGTGTAGCTCCTTGAGATTAGGCCATCAGGCCCGGTTGGGGTTTGCGGCTGGCCGCTTCTTCGTTCCACATCTGGCCGTACTCCTCGGGGCCTTCCATGGTCTGCTCTTGCGAACCTTCGCCGGCTTCTTCCGCCAGCATATTGTCCACGTATTGACGGCACTCGGCGATGCTCTCGCACATGTAAGGCTCACCGCCTTCGCTGCTTGAAACCATGACCGTGCCGTCATCAGCCAGTTCGATAGTAATTGTCTTGGCCATGAGGGCTCCAAATGTGCAAAAAGCCGTGCAAATTGACGGCTTCTCTTGGGTTCTGTTCGCCTTTAAGCGGGCGCACCTGCGCACGCAGAGAATAAACCAACCAGATTTCCGGGTCAAGTGGCAAAACTCAACTATTTTTAGTTGCGTAAAAACAACGCTTTTAAATTATTTTAGTTGTATTTGCGCAACAGCAAAGAAAGTAGTTGACAGTGCCTGTCACTGTGTTACATTTGAGTTGTCGGTTGATTGTTCTTTGTTTGCTTCCCCACCCAACCGACTAGGGGATACGTTCCAGACGACCGAGAGATGTTCTGGTGAGACAGAGTCCAAGAGGGCAAGAGTCTTGAGGCGGTGAGCTAAACCGGTACGTAAAGGTCCTTAATCGGGCACGTTGGTAATCCCCCGCCCACAACTAATGCCAAGCGTGCTTGGCATTGGCGGCGTATTCAGGCGGCCGTGACAGCTTGATATTTTGGAGATCATTATGGACATCACAACCGCAATTCAAATCATCAACGACAGACGCGACATCTACGGCATGAGCTTGCTCGATACTGTGATCGTGATGAAAGAACTGTTGGACAACGACGAGTTGGACAACAGAGAAGCCGTGGCTCTTCGCGTGTTTATGCGCGAAGGTCGTGCAATGTTTGCCCCCGCTTAAAGGAGATCATCATGAAATATCGCAACGAACCTATCGCTATCCAGCTTGTCAAGTTGGACATGCCGCTGGTTGAAGTAGGCGGCAAACGCTTCGACACCCTGCGCGAAGACTTTTACGACAACGCGGTCAACCTGACCTGCAACGCTCGCCGGTTTATCCCGGTCTTTTCACCGTACGACATCGCGCTCAGCGGTGGCGAACCTTATTCTGTTTGGAGGTAATTATGGAATCTTTGCAATCGCGTTATCAAATCTATGTGGCCTGTGCCGAGTCGCTCGGCTGGCCAATCAAATCTTTTGAAGAGTGGCTCAACTCTTAATCCCAGCGTGCTGCACCGTGATAGGGTGTAGTGCAGTGTGATTAACACTCCGATCCAGCCGGATGCTGGTGTGCCTTTGGAGATCATTATGGCAAAAGCAATCATTCAGGCGATCACCGCCGACGACATCGACAACTTGGGTATCTTGCTGGCTGACATCAGCCGCTTGACCAAGGAAGCTGACGCAATCAAATTGCGTTTGAAAGAAGGTGGTTTGGATAGCTACGACGGCGATGTGTTTCGCGCTGTTGTGGTTAAGCAGGACCGCACCAGCTACGACCCCCGCAAGGTCGAAGAGCTGCTTGGTGACTTGATCTCTCAAGTCGAGAAAATTAGTGCAGTGGTTAGCGTAAAGGTGACCGCTCGCAAATCATAAGGAGCGCATCATGAGAGTTGTTTACAGGGCCCCTTCGGCCACCGTGTTCTACGAATTCGAATACGAAGAGTTCGTTGTGAAGTTTTATCGCGAAGGCGTCTACCTCGAAGAGGCGGACTACTTCACCACAGATCGCGCTGAAGCGATCGAAACCGCATTGTCTTTTACTGAGGAGGTTTGAAATGACACGCGCTGAGTTTTACAAAACCTACGGTTCAATGAGCTTTCCGTATTATCCAAAAGAGCTCCGGGCTGTAAGCCCTGTGACTGGTGCTTTCGAGACTTTCAAAGTCGAAAGCGGTTTGGCAATGACCTTCACCCGCGTTCTGGAATCTGAAGGTTACACCCGTGTGGAGGCAATATGATTTTCAGAACTTATCTTGTGACTGTGATGCCCAAGTTTATATCTTGGAATTGCAACCCCTACACAACGGCGGTCAGTGCTACCAGCCGCAGCAACGCAATCAAAATCGTTCGCCGCGAATACAACGACAACTGCGGCTTTACCAATGGCCCTGCTACTTACACCGCTTGCCTTGAAAGGAATTGAAATGAACAACGAAATAAAAATGTACGGCTGCATGATCGACGACTTCATCGACAGCGTTGAAGATTCGATCACTTACAAAACCGCTGGCCCCATGATGGTGGTCGCTGGTTTGATGTCTGACGCTCAAGAGATGATGGCCTTTGGCGACGTTGAGTCTGCCCGACAATATCTCAACAAGGCCAAGGCTTTGATATTCCGCGAGATGCGCGGCTGATCCTAGTGTGCAGGGCATGACGTGCCCTGTGCAGTGCGATCCGCACTCTGGCTAACGCCAGTATCTAAACCAACCTAAAGGAAATTTAATCATGTCTCACGAACTCACCACTCACGCTGATGGCCGCGTCGAATTTGCATACCTTGCTTCGGACGGAACACCATGGCACGGTTTGGGTCAAGCACTCGAAGATGGCACTAGCCTCGATGCTTGGCGCGTAGCCGCTGGCATGGACTGGAAAATCAAACGCGGTATCGTTCGCTACAACACTGACTTCGCTGGCTCACAGTTGGAGTTGCCAGAACAGCACGTTCTGTTTCGCTCTGACACAAAGGCGCCGCTCGGTGTCGTGTCCAGCCGCTACCAAGTTGTTCAACCGGGTGACGTTGTGGAATTCTTCCGCGACATCGCACGCGCTGGTGGCTTGGAGTTGTCAGCAGCAGGAACCATCTACGGTGGCAAACGCTTCTGGGCAACAGCCAAGATTGGCGAAGCTGCTCCCACTTCTGTGGCAGACAAGATCGGCGGCTACATCTTGATCAGCACAAGCGCTGACGGATCGCTGGCCACTGAGGTGCGTCGCACCACCGTGCGCACTGTGTGCAAAAACACACTGGCCATGGCGCTGGCTGACAAGTCGACAATCAAGGTTACTCACCGCTCTGTGTTTGATCCAGAATCCGTTAAGGAATTCATGGGCTTGAACACTGCAGCTTGGGACGCCTTCCGTCACAACGTTGTCAAGTTGGCCAACATCGAGTTGCTCGAAGAGGAAGCCGGTGAGATCACCGCGAACATCTTTGGCAACGGCGAGAAGGTCCGCGAAGCTGCTGGCTTCAAGAAGGTCCTGTCGTTGTTCAACGGCGCCGGTATGGGCGCTCAGATGGACGGCGTGATGGGCACACGTTGGGGCTTGCTCAACGCGTTCACAGAGTACGCTGACCACCACGTCCGTGCTCGCTCTGACGAGAACCGCTTCGTGGCTTCTCAGTGGGGCGCTGGCGCTGACCTCAAGCAGCGCGCTCTGGCTGCTTTGATGCCTGCTTGATCGTAGCGTGTAGGGCACCTGCAAGGGTGCTCTATGCAGTGCGATCGCACTACCGATCTGACCGGATGTCAGAACCTTTTGGAGATTGACCATGGAAACATTTATTAGCCGTGAACGCTGGGGCAACAAAAGCTGGACAGCTGAGACCAAAGAAACTTTTGATCTCAACGGCCGCACTGCTCGGCTTAGCATTACAACGTCGAAGAACTCTTCCGGTGACTTGTCCACCTACGCCAGCATTGGTTTTGTAAACCAGCCCGGCATTGTGACGTTTGCCATCTTTTCCGATTACTTCAAGGTCCTTGAGATCGGCAAGAAAGTTCGCTGCACCGACAAGAACGTTGCTGCTCAACAAGCCCGCGCCGTTGCGCGTTGGGCTGAGATCAAGCAAGACGTCTTTGCTTTTTACGCTTTGAAGGAGGCCGCATGAGTACGTACTGGGAAAACAAAGGCCTGTATCAGGCCGAAGCCGATGCACTGCAAACCCTGATCCCCGCGATCGGTGAAGTGCCTGACAACAAGGTGACCAACAAATACCTTGAGAAGTTTCGCAAGGCTGTAAACTGCTACTACGACCTGTACAACAACGGCCTGTGCAATCGGGCCCGTGAGTTCAGCACCGTGTTTCGCATACCCGGTGTGCCCCGGGAGATCAAGCAGAACTACGGATACAACTTCTTGGTGTCTGCTGCAACTGAAGCCGCCATCGACGCAAAAATGGATCAGATCGTTTCACTTGCTTACGAAGAACAACTTCTCTTGGGAAAGGTAAAGCCATGAACTACGCGTTCGCAATCACATACGCCCTCGGGCTTGTCGTTCTTTTCATGGACCTCATGGTGTGGAGGCCGTTTTGATCGACGACTTTGTCAGGGCTCTTGAGGCCCTGCTTAACATGCCCGAATACGACGGCACTGCTGAGACCTCCCGTGCTCGGCAGCGAATTAAAAACCGGGCTAAAAAACTTTTAAAGGCATACAACGATGACCGCTTGGCGAACCTGCAACAAGTGTCAGAAGAACCGTCTGACTGAAGGCGGCTGTGAAATCTCGGGACTCAAGTGGCTGTGCGCTGCTTGCTGGGCCAAATACGTACAAAGGAAAATAAAATGAAACATCAAACTCTTGACGAGTTTTTACAAATCAACGGCTGGTCAGAAAACCTTAAAAAGAAACTTCGCGAAACGTCAGAGAACCCAATGACCAAGTACCTTGTTGCTTGGGACAACGCGGGCCAGATCTCTGCTTCAGCTTACACGACCAAGCCCGATGAATGGCCCGAGACTGCTGTGGCTGTTTGGTCTAAAGACAAAGACCTTGACCCAGCTACTAAGTCACGAACCATGATGGCCATCGATCTTGTTGAGAACGACAGCATGACGGTCTACGCTGCAGCCAAGGCTCTTGGCATCAACCAGTCCGCTGTTCACCGCGCCATCAAGCGCCGTGAAGACAAAAACGTTTGCCCTTGCTGCAACCAAGTAATCAGAACTCAATCTGCCTAGCTAACTTCTTCATGATGGCCGCTGCAATCTCCTGCTCCATGCGGGTGATTGCGGCGGCCAATTTTGTTTCTGCTTCACCTTTTAATTCTTTCCGCCCCACGCCCTTGCAGTCCAAACAAATCTCATTGCTCAAGACCGGCGCCCCTTTGATCACGCTGTAGCCCCTGCCATGACACACAGGGCACACGTCCTTGGACAAGTGGTGCATCACGTTGTAGACCGTCAACGGGTCGTGGCCCATGTCAACCAAAGCCTCTGCAATGTGAAACACTTCTCGCGTGTCACCCGCGTAGCGCCACCGCCAAATTGCCAGCCCCAGCGGGTTAGTCGCGCCAGCCATCCCACAAGCCCTCACCAAGTCAATGTCCCCGATCTCGTTGACCGGGACCTCGCCCAGATTCTTTGACACCTGCGCTTTTGTGATCCGCTCTTTGAACATCATCTCCCCTTTGCTTCGTTGACCGCGTCGATCAGTGCTTGCTGCATGTTGCCCTTGCTTGCAAGCACCGCCATGATTCTTTCGTCGATTGTGCCAACAGCCACAAGGTGGTGCACAACGACCTCATTCTTTTGGCCAGACCTGTGAAGCCTTGCATTGGCCTGCTCGTACAGGTCCAAACTGAAAGGCAGGCCAAACCAAACAGCCACATTGCCGCCCACCTGAAGGCCGTCCACGCCGTGACCGCCGCTTGCTGGGTGCATCACCATCAACTTGATCTCTCCGGCCTGCCAGCGGGCCAATGAAGCCTCGCCATCAAACTGCACCGCGTCTGGAAACCTTGCCTTGATTCGGTCCATGTCGTGCACGTACGCGGTAAAGCAAAGCACCGGCTCGCCCTGATCCACGATCTCTTCAAGTGCATCCAGCTTGGCGTCATGTATCGGGTGCACAACCCGGTTGTCGTCGTACACCGCGCCGTTGGCCATCTGCCCCAGCTTGCCGGCCAGCACCGCTGCGTTGACCGCCATCACGGCTCCGCTCACCATGGTCTGTTCCATGTCGCGGTATCGCCCCATGTCAAACGTCACTTGGACCACGTTGTCGATGCGCTCTGGCATCTCAACGCCGCTGTCTACGCTGACCATCACATCCCTCACCGCTTCTTGAATCTCTTGCCTTGCGCCCTTCCTGAGCTTCCAGCTGTAGATCGTTTGGCCATTGCGTTTGTCTGGCACGTACCACTTGTCCCGGTACTTGGTGATCCCGGTGCCCAGTCTCTTGCCGTTGTCCATGATGCTGATCTGCGCCCACAGGTCCAACAAATCGCCGTTGGGATCTGGCGTGCCTGTCAGGATGTACAGCTTCTGGATCTGGCTGCGCACCGACTTCAATGCCTGCCACGCTTTGCTGCCCCGGTCCTTGAAGCCCCGGTTCTCGTCGATCACCACGCACTCAAAAGGCCAAGGCTCTTTGCTCTCTTTGACCAGATCCACCAGCCAACTGAAGTTCTCCCGGTTGATCACGTACACGTCGGCCTCCGTCAATAACCCCTCTGCTCGTTGCTTAAGCGGCCCTAGGACCTTCGATACGCGTAAGCCTGATAGGTGGTCCCACTTAGCCGCTTCCGTGTGCCACACGAGCTCTGCGACCCGTTTAGGCGCCACCACAAGGGTCTTCAACCCTAGCCTCTGGACCGCAGTCAGGGTGGCCACTGTCTTTCCGGCGCCCATGCGAAGCGCAATCAGCTGGTAAGTCTCGTCCAGCATCCTTTGAATTGTTACGGCTTGCGCCGGTCTAGCTGAAAATTTCATCTACCTTCTCCATCGAGTCGACCACGCGCACATCGGCGCCCAGTTCCCTCAGTATTTCAATGATTCGGTTTTGAAGTGGTGTTGGCTTTTCGCCCGGCCGCTTCAGCTCCACAAAAATAATCTTGCCCCCCGGCAGAAAAACAATCCGGTCAGGCACCCCGCTCATGGACGGCGACACCCACTTGGCCGCCAGCCCACCAGCCTCTTTGGCCTTCTTCCTCAACCGCTCCTCAATTTTCTTCTCCAACATCTCTTTTCCAATCGCAGGGTAATAGGGCATTACAGGGCAATGCATTTCCTATATATACCTTTGGGAAACACTAACATTTGCCACAACTGTCAACTATCATCTTTCCAAAATATGTATATCTTTTTCTATTACCCTTATTACCCTAACTACCTTATTCTTCAATGATTTCAAGGACTTAAGTCAGGGTAATAGGGCAGGGTAATAGGCAGGGTAATAGGCCCCCTATTACCCTGAAAACTCAGGCTCATCGGCAGGAACCAAGAAAACCACACGCCCGTTCGTCTTTTTGCGCTGACCGCCGTTCAACTTCTTCAATGCCCTGCCGGCCGTAATCGTCTGCCCTTTTGTCGGATCGCGCACGCCAATCTTCAACAGCGCGTCGGTTGCCGTCACCCACAAATCGTTTCCAAGCCCCAATTCCGACCAGTTAAAGGCGGCCGCCACGCGCTCCTCGATCGGATCGACCACCGTAAATTCCTCGTTGTGAACGTTCAACTCGCCCATCTCTTGCATGTTCAGGGCCCAGTTTTCGCCCCCAACCCACAGCCCCTTCACTTCGGCCCAAAGCTGCTGCATGTCAATACCGCTGTCCAGATCGAAACCGTCAACCTCGATCGACCAGAATCGCCTGTTGCCTGTTGGGTCACTCAGGTATTGAGATTCGTTGACCGTTCCGCCAAACACTGTGCGACGACCAAAGTTCGATTCGGTCGCGGCGTACGGCCTGCGCAGCTTGTCCATGGCCTGCGTTGTGAATGACTTCAGCGCGCTGATCTCAGACTTTGAGAACGTCGCGTCAAGCTCACCCAGCTCGACGATCCAATAGGACAAGGCAATGAAGATCGAATCCTTGGACCGCATGTCAAGCGTGTGGCCTGTCAGCACCGCGTCAAGGTGGGCCGGCGCCAGCCTCTGGAACCAAGTTGTTTTGCCAATGTTCTGCGGGCCAACAAATGTCAAGATGCCTTGGCCGGCAATGCCGTCAGGGCTGAACGCTGCAGCCACCGCTTGGATGAGCCACTTGCGCATGAGCTTGCGCTTCATCTTCTCGCCGCCGGCCGGCACCCGCACAGTGGCGTAGAAGTCGTCGAGCCTTGACACACCGTCCCAAGCGCTCGAATCAATCCATGTTGCCACGGGGTTGTATTGGTTCTTGTCTGCAAGCGTGATCAGGAATTGTGCAACGTGCTTGGTTGGCATGCGCACGATCTCGCACTCAGACAGGACGTGCGAGATGGCCGCGTTGTCCCGGTTGTCACGAGTGAACGCGCTGTTGGGGATGAGCAGCTCGATGGCCTTTTTGATCACGTTGTAGCGGACCGAGTAGTTCAGCTTGTCCATCAGCACGTAGAAGTTGGGCAGGGTGCATAAGGGATAACCCTCATCGTTCAAGTTGACGAAACCGCCCGAGACCTTGACCCTCGCCCGAACCCACCCCCGGACAGTTGACAAGGGCAGCTTCGTACCTAGGTCCTTGGCCTTTGACTGGATCGCAACCGCGATCTGTTCGCGCTCCACGTCCGACACTTCGGCAGTGTGTGCAATGCCAGCAGCGATCTTCTCTTGCAAATCCCTTATTTCAGTGCACCCCTCAATCAGGCCCATCACCGCAGCCATGGCCACATCGCGCTTGTCCAGCTTGGCCACTTCGCGCTTGTCTTTGGTGATGTGCAGCAGAGACGCCAGCGTCACGGCGCCCCGGCCAGTCGCGCGCTGTTGGCTAAACGAGCTCCACTTCTCAGCGCAGTAGCCCTCGATCCATTTGCCAGATGCGGCAGACCAGTTGTCCCAAGCATCCAGCCACTCAGGGTCACCGCCGCTCTGGTGGTGCAGTGCAGCACCAACCTTGAGCCACTCGCCGTAACCCACGTCAGGGTCAAGGTGCACGAGCACTTCATCAACCACGCGGTCAAGCTCCCAGCCATCAAGTGCAAACTTCAGATTGGCGAAGCCGTCTTCGTCGTCGCCCCCTGCCCCACCCATCTCTTCATTCCACACCTTTGCAATCATCCAGCCTAGGTCCTGCGGCAGTACAGGCATCGACGCGTGGCCGTTGATCGCATGGCCAGTCACTGTGAAATAGCGACCGTCTTTGTACAGCTCAACGCCAGCCTCTTTTTTGGTCCGACTCCCGTCTAGGTTTGTCTGTGTGAAAATCTTCAGGCCAGTGCCGGATGGCGACACTTCGGCGTAGCCTTCCACACGGTCGAGTGTTTCTTGGGCAAGCTCACTTAGTGAGCCTGTCACCGGGTCACGGCAGTCGTCTAGGTCGATCCCGTGCAGCGTGCCGCCAAGCACAATGCCAATGCCGTCGTAATCGCCAAGCAGGTATTCATCTACGGCCGCACCAAACGACACCCACGTAGCCGAGTCAGTCGAGCTGCCCGCGCCGCCCTTTGCAGAGAGCGGCATCTTGGCCCAGACCTTCTCGCCGTTGGGCTTGCTTCGCTGCACGTTCTTCCAAAGGACCCAGCGGTCCATTGCTTGCAGGTCTTTGGGTATGTTGTCTAGGCTAAGCGCCAGCACTTCGGGGCGAGTCATGTCCGATCACCCCGCTGCATCATGAACGTGGGGTTCATCGCTTGCAGCATTGCTTTGCGCAAACCGTTGTAGCTGTCCGACTGAATCAGCGCGGCAATGATGGCGCCTTGGTGTTCTTCGTCAATGTCAAGTTCATTGACCGCGTGAACGCAGTCGGCAATAAGATCTTTGAAATACTCTGATCGAGAGTTCATGCTATCTCCTGAATACAACACCGGCATCCGGCCGGTTCGGTTTAATTTGGCAGATCGCTGATAGGCAGCATGTGCAAAAGAGCGCGTTGCACCTGTGTGTAAAAAGCGTTGACCGCTTCGTCGTCACACGAGATGAACACGCGCACACCGTCTTCTTCGATGTCAAACACTAACTCGTCCCCTTCAACAATTGCACGCATTGCTTCCAAGGACAAGGCCAATCTAAGTTCTATCACCGGCGTCCCTTTAGGGCGTCCCAATCAATGTCAGGCCTCATGTCTTCGGCACGCAGGCCAAGGCGCAGTAGACGTGAGACACGTACCAGTTCCGGCACGCGCGCCATGGGTATGCGATCCTTGCTTGCCCACAACGACACCGCCTGAGAGCGAATGCCAAGGTAATGAGCTAGGTTGACAGGGCCGCCGAAGCGGCTGATGATTTCACTTGTGGTCATGGGCTGCCATGATAGCGTTGTTTACATGTGACATGCAATAAATTTATTTTTCACAGGCGTATTGCGAACGCCATGAAAGCAGTGCTATCATCACCGCTCTAAACCAACCTAAAGGACTAAACCATGAATGCTATTTTCACCGGTATATTGAGAATGCTCAAGACACCCACCGCAGTAGAGCTTGCTGCACGCGAGCTTGAAGAAGCCCGCCGCGAATTACTCAGGTCTCAGAGCACGGCCGAGTACGCAGCCCGAATCTCAGCCTATCACCTTGATCGCATCAAGCGCCTGTCTTCTTATCTTGTTGAAGCCAACAAGAACACTGACGATTCCAACACTTCTGCTTAAGAAAGATTTCAAATGATCACGATTACCATTCAACCCCAGAACGCAGACCAAGTTCAGATCTTGGCTTGGGCTATGACCAAGCTCTTGGAGCCAGTGGCCGATGAGCCAGTGGTCAAAGAAGAGGCGCCGGCCAAGAAGCCGAAGGCAGCTAAGCCCGCGCCCACCCCTGCCCCTGCTATCGAAACACCAGCAGAGCCAGAGGCGCCCCCTACTGCCCCGGCAATCACGCTTGAGGAAGTGCGCGCCAAGCTGGTGGCCTACAAGGAAAAGGGCAACGCCCTCAAAGATTTATTTGAGACTGTCGGCTGTGCCAACCTAAGCTCCGTGCCGGCCGAGCGATACGCTGAGTTGCTGGACAACATGAAGGCCGCGTAATGTCCTACATCATTGCATCACTGCCGCCGATCAAGTGTTTTGTGAAGCGCGAGTTTTTGTACAACGACCACAAGGGTCACGGCGAGCTGGAGCCGGCCATCTGGGTCAGCCTCAAAGCCTTGCGTGGCCAAGTGTTCCGCATCGAGTCGCTGCTGCCTGCCTACGGCGCGCTGTACGACAAGCTGCCTTTGCATGCCTACGTTTGGCACAACGACGCGAGCAACGGCAACCTGCCGATCGACACGTTGCAATTGTGGGACTGCATGGGTTATCGTTTCACAATCGTTGAGAAGATCGGACTGCGTAACTTGGGCGTGAAGTTCTTGGGCAAAGACAAGCAGTGGCACTTCGGTCGATACATGTTCACCGTCGACTTTTGCGCTGACGAGATGTCACTTGACACCGGCTTCACCGAGACGGCTGAAGAGCACAAGAGCTTTAACTTTATCCAACTAGACAACGGCCAGTTTGCTGCACAGCCAAACAACCGTTGCCTGTGGTACGACCAGTCTTTGATTCCTGCTGAGACAAAGTTTCCAGACTTTCAAGCAGCACAAAGACTGTGGACTGTTGACGGCACGCGCAAGTGGGCTGCCGGAGACGATTGGTTTTATGACATAGAGGAAAAAACGTAATGGCAAAAGTAACGATCATCATTGAAGACGACGGCGACGAGGTCAAACTGCAAGGCACTGTTGAGCCTGAGATCACTGCGGACAAAGCGATATTCAGCACAGCTGAAATCATTGGCTTGTACTTGCAGCAAAACATGGCCAACGTCATGGCTGCATCGGTCAAGTGGGCACAGACACCGGATGAGGAGCCGGTCAAAGAGCCAAGCCGCATTTTGTTGTCCGGCGCGCAGCTATGACCGCCATCATCATCAACTACATCAGGGCCTTGTTTGCCCGCGTGCCCCCGGCAATAGCTGACGAGCACTGCCCCTACTGCCACGGCATAGGGTACGACAGCAGCGGGTTTACTTGCTTATGTTTGCGGGAGAAGAAATGACCATTGAACTAGCACACGCCAAACTGTCCGCATCGGGCAGCGAGAAGTGGATGACCTGCACGCCAAGCGCGCGCATGGAGGAGCCGTTCCCGGACGAGGGCAGCGAGTTTGCCCGCGAAGGCACGTTTGCCCATGCAGTGTTTGAGCAGGAGCTGCTGCACTACCTTGGCCGCGAGGTCGAGCCTTTGCCAAACGAGCTGATGCACTTTGATTCGCCTGCGCTTATCGACTACGTGCGCGAGTCAGTTGACTACTGCATCAAGCGCATTGAAGCGGCGCGTGCTAGATGCAAGGACCCGGTGTTCTACGTTGAGCGCAGGCTTGACTTTAGCCGCTGGGTGCCAGAAGGTTTTGGCACAGGTGACTTCGTGATCATCACTGACGATCTTGTCGAGGTGCTTGATTTGAAGTATGGCAAGGGCATCTTCGTTGACGCAAAAGACAACAGCCAAATGCGCTTGTATGGTCTGGGCGCGTTCAACGAGTTGGCCGATTTGTACGACATCCAGAACGTGCGCATGACCGTACTCCAGCCACGCCTTGGCAACTACAGCAGCGAGGAGCTTTCAATAGCCGACTTGCTCAAGTGGGCCGACGAGGCCGTTGTGCCGGCAGCCAAGCTGGCTTGGGCTGGCGAGGGTACGTTTGTTCCCGGGCCACATTGCACAAGCAGCTTTTGCAAAGCAAGGTACACCTGCCCCGCACGCGCAGAAGGCGCGCTTGCTGTGGCCAGACAAGAGTTCAGTTCGCTGCCGCCGGCGGTGGACACATTGACACTGGACCGAATCGCCGAGCTGCTGCCTAGCGCAGACGCTGTGATCGATTGGTTCACAGACCTGAAGGCGCATGCACTCAAGCAGGCCGAGAAGGGTACGACGGTCCCCGGCTACAAGCTGGTCGAGGGCCGGAGCAATCGCAAGTACAGCGACCAAGACGTCGTGGCCCAAGTGCTGCGCGATGCCGGGGTCCCTGATGAAATTGCATACGAGCGCAGCCTGCTTGGCATCACTGCCATGGAGAAGGCGCTTGGCAAAAAGAAATTTGTTGAGGTGCTGGGTGATCTGATCACTAAGCCCGAAGGCAAACCAACGCTGGTGCCCGAAGGGGACAAGAGGCCAGCAATCACATCGCGTGCAACCGCACTAGATGATTTTTCTAAACCAGTCTAAAGGACAAACATGACTACCGACTACAAAGTTATCACAGGCAAAGTTCGCCTCTCTTTCACCAAGAACGTTTTCACACCTGATGAAAAAGGTTCTTACTCAATCATGATCTTGGTTGACAAGAAAGACAAAGAGACGTTGGCCAAAATCAACGGCGCTGTTGAGAAGTTCAAGACCGACCCCAAGGCAGTAACCATTTGGGGTTCAAAGTTCTTGGCCAGCTTCAAGACACCTTTGCGTGACGGCGATACAGAGCGTGACACTGGTAAGTACCCAGAGTACAAGGGTCACTACTTCATCAATGCCAATACGTACAACAGGCCCGGCGTTGTTGATGCTCAGAAGAACGACATCATCGACAAGTCAGAGTTGTACAGCGGCTGCTACGGTCGTGTGTCCATCATGCCTGCGGCGTACAACGTCGACGGTAACAAAGGCATCAAGTTCTATTTGAACAACGTGCAGAAGTTGGCCGACGGCGAACCTTTGGGCGGCAGCGTGTCCAACGCAGCTGATGATTTTACTGCTGTTGAAGACGACTTCCTGAACTAATCATGACTGAAGAAACTAAACCCCCAGTCCTGTCAATCAAGATGGTCCCCGCCGGTGTTGAGCTGGTGTTGGCCGCATTGGCAAAGTTGCCGCACGAGCAGGTTGCAGATCTTTTCATGGAGATCCGTGGCCAAGCACTGTTTCAAATGGAAGAGTTGCAGAAGGCGCAAGCCTTAGCAGCAGAACCAGATGACGCAGCAGACGCCCCTAACTAACGAGGAGCTTTGGATCTTGGTGCTCCACTACGAGCACCTGATCCAATTACTTCTGGAACAACTAGATGACAACCCTACGAATTGACCTTGAGACGTACAGCGATGTCGACTTGAAAAAGTGCGGCGTGCACAAGTACGTTGAGTCGGACAACTTCGAAGTGATGTTGTTTGCCTATGCGTTTGGCGACAGCGACGTCAACATTATCGACTTGGCAGCAGGCGAGGAAATTCCTCAACATGTAGAGCGCAGCCTGTGGGACCCGACGGTTACCAAAGCCGCGTACAACGCCGCCTTTGAGATGGCCTGCTTAACCAAGCATTTCAAAACCCCAATGGATGAAACCCAGTGGCGTTGCACCAGCGTGCATGCGCTGTACCTTGGCCTGCCCGGCAGCCTCGGTGACGTGGGCAAAGTGTTAGGCCTGTCCTCAGACAAACAAAAGATGACAGCGGGCTGGTCCCTAATTAAGTATTTTTGTGTTCCGTGCAAACCAACGTTAAAGAACGGCGGCCGCACACGAAACCTTCGCCACCACGACTTAGACAAGTGGCAACTGTTTAAAGACTACTGTGTCCGCGACGTTGATTCGGAGCGCGAAATTGCAGTGAAGATTGCCCGGTTTCCAGTGCCTGATAAAGAGTGGAAACTGTGGCACCTTGACCAACGCATGATGAACAAAGGTGTAATGGTTGACCGCGAGTTGGTTAACGCAGCCATTGAGTGCGACAACATTTTTAAAGAACGGATGACCAAAGAGGCCATCACTCTCACAGGTTTAGACAACCCTAACTCACGGGACCAATTGCTTAAGTGGCTGCGGACCGAAGAGGAGGACGACACGATCGTCGACCTGACTAAGAAGAGTGTGCCCAAGGTTCTTGAATCTACGGACAGTGCGATAGTGCGGCGCGTGCTGGAGTTGCGCCAAGAGATGGCCAAGACCAGTGTGTCCAAGTACCATGCAATGGCCCGCGCTATGTGCGACAAGGATGACTCAGTCAAAGGCTTGACTCAGTTCTATGGAGCGAACCGCACAGGCCGATGGGCCGGTCGTCTGGTGCAGGTGCAGAACCTACCGCAAAACAAACTGCGTGACATTGACTTGGCCCGCAACTTGTTGAAGGCCCGCGATTACGAAACACTTGGGATGCTATTTGGCAATGTGCCTGACACGCTGTCACAGCTCATCAGGACGGCGTTCATTGCGCGGGAGGGGTGCAGGTACATCATCGTTGACTTCAGCGCCATTGAGGCTCGTGTGATCGCTTGGATGGCATGGTGCCAGTGGCGGCTGGATGTGTTTGCCACACACGGCAAGATCTACGAAGCGTCGGCTGAGCAAATGTTTAACTTGCCGGCCGGCAGCGTCACGAAGAAAAGTCCATACCGCCAGAAGGGCAAGATTTCCGAGCTGGCTTTGGGATACCAAGGCGGGGCAGGTGCACTCAAGACCATGGGCGCGCTGGAGATGGGGCTCACAGAGGATGAGCTTGAGCCTATCAAAGACGCGTGGCGCGGGGCTAACCCTGAGATTGTCCAGTTCTGGTATGCCTGCGAGCGCTCGGCCAAGGAAGCGGTGCTGGGCAAGAAGGGTGTCAACCTGCGAATCGCGGGTAAGAAAGCCGTGCTTCGGTTTGCCTATGAGTCCGGGTTCCTTACGATTACGTTACCAAGTGGGCGCAAGTTGTTTTACGTCAAGCCACGCATTGAGGCAGAAGACTTGGTCAGAACAAACACGGCCGGCGTTAAATACGTTGCGGCCAGAGCAGGGACCATTACATACGAAGGCCAAGATCAGAAGACCAAGCAGTGGTCGCGCCTGACTACATACGGCGGCAAGTTGGTGGAGAACATTACTCAGGCAGTGGCGCGTGATTGTTTGGCTGAGTCAATGCTGGCGCTGGACGAGGCAGGCTACACGCAGCTGGCCACGGTGCACGACGAGATCATCATGGAGATGCCGGACCGCACATTGAAAGGCGCCGAAGAGATCATGGGCAAATCCATTGCGTGGGCACCCGGCTTGCCCCTGCGCGGCGACGGCTTTGAGACCAAGTACTACATGAAGGAGATTGACTGATGAGAAAGCGCAGCAAGTACAGGCCCAAGGGCGTGCGCATTGACAACATAGCCTATGTCATGTCAGGCATTCAGAAGTTTGATGACGTGGACACAGCGTTGACTTTGCGCCTCAAGAATCACACAGCGTTGGATCTTCTTTGCACAGGCAAAGCAACCAAAGCACACATTGATATTTTGATCGGCGCGTTCAACATGGTTGAGGCGCTTGCCCGGCTTCGAGATGAGATGGGCGCAGACTGGGTCAAAGAAATTCAGCAGGCGCAGGACGCGCTGCTTGCCGTAGCGCAAAGGGGCGTAGCGACCGAACACTTTATTTGCAGAGGGCCTGAAATGGTGGCGCTTAAGTTGGCCATGGAGATTCACGACGCCCAACTTGATGCAGCCACGGTGCTTGACATAGAGCGGGCGGTGGATCTTATTGAGAAAGAAATTCGTGGCGGCAAAGCCCGGCCGATTGTTAAACTAACGGTGGCAGCATGAACAAACGAATCACGATGACGGTGTCCGAAGATCTTGCGGACATACGCGAAAAACTTTCCGCAGACTTAGGGATCAAGATGACTTACAACCAAGTGATCGATTACCTAGTTCATTTTTATTCAACGCGTGCACAACAACCCGAGGCGCCGCGCACACAATGGAGACGAGCACAATGAAAATTTGGACTGAAGACTTTGTATTGGCCAACCCCAAGTTGGCAGCCGATGCTATCGGTTGTCTTATTGAGTTGAACGATTACGTACGCGACAACACTCTTGATGAGATCTCAAAAGAAATAGCCGCCATGCCCGGAGACACGGCGGCTAGTATTGCCATCTGGATTCGGGAGAAGAAAACTATTTCCGCTTCTCCCCCTCAACAGTTAGACCTTCCTTTAGACGCTGCTTCTTGATCTGCTGAAGTTCGATTTGTGCTTCGGCGTTCTTCTCAGTGATGGCGCCTTTGCCAGCAAGCCTGTTAATCTGGCGAATTTCAGCTTCAAGATCGCGTATCAGTTTTTCCTGTTGTGATTTGTTGATCTGCTCTGACAGCTCAAGATCGATTGGCCTTGCCTTGATACCCATGGTTTGCATTGCTGCAAAGCCGGGCTGTACTGGCAGGCCGTCTTTGCCTGTGCCCGTGTAGCCAAGGATGTCTTGGCCAGTTACGTTGGCAATCACATTTAGCGCGCGGTCCCAGTGGTAGTTGCCGATGGCAACCGCTGGGGCAAACTGTTGCCACAACCACTTGCCGCGTTTGGCAGCAGCTTCTGCGCTGGTGTCGTTCTTGTCAACAATGTCTTTGCCAAAGAACGGGTCTTTGTTCCAGATCATTGCGCCGACAGTGTTGAGCACCGGGTTGCTTGGCGTGATTGGCTGCAACAGCGGGACGCCGCCGGCGTTGGCGTTTGCATCTAACAAGTCGCCGCCCGGGAAGACCCGGCTTACGTCCAAGAACACGGGCAGGTTGGTCACGTCGTCCATGCCAAGACGGATAGCCTTTGGCGTGGCCAGCGTGGCGCTGGCGCCCTTCATCCAAGGGGGTAGGTTCTCACGCTCTTGCTTCTCCATCTCGCGCGCCTTGTTCCTGAATTCAGGATCGGTTGCGTAGCGACGGATGACGGTCCACCAGTCTTCGTCCTCACCGCCGCCAAGGCTGGCAGCCATGGCGTACATAAGGGCGTTGACTGTGTACAGCGCAGCGGCTGGGGCAGCGTATCGCATTGGGTGCTCAAGCGCTGTGCGCGCCAGCACTGGCACGACCTTGTAGGTGTAGCTGAAGAACGGCAGCGCAAAGTCACGAGCCAGACGCGCGCCCTTGGGCAAGTCGTCGTAGGTGAAGATAAAGTTCTGTGACCAATCGACCGCGTCTTCAACATCCACCCCGCGCTTGCGTGCGTCGCGGTAGATCAAGTAACGGAAGAACAAGTCTTCTGCTTCGTACGCTTTGCCGGCCGGCTTGCGCAGGAAGAATGACATTGCATTCCATATACGGTCTGCTGCCAAGCCGGCTTTGGACTCGCTCATTTGGGCCATGGCTTTGAGCTGTTCTGGCAGCTGGTCCATTAACTCAGAACGATTGAACGTGCCGCCAAACAGGCCGGCCTCTTTGGCTTCGTCAACCATGGGGTCGCCCTTGACCAGATCGCGCACAGCGCCTGCGTACTTACCGGCATCCCAGTAAGACACGCCGGCAAAGTGAGCCATGGTCAAGTTGGACAAAACGTTGTTGGCATGCGACACGGGATTGAGAACGGTCTTGCCTTCTTTCCACATCGACAAGCCTTTGAGATACATCTTGAGCAAATCGTTTTGCATTGATGTGTCAAAGGTGCTGAGCTGGTCCATCACTTCTTTAGGCACCCACTTACCGCCGAGCTTGCCGTAGCGGCGAACGTTTGCGGTGTCTTCAATTGTGGTTGAAGGGACCTTGACGTAACCGGGTTTCTCTACGCGACTTGCGTAGGATGTTGCAAGGTTTTCGTACAGACGGCCAAGCGCCATGTCGCGCTGCGACTTGTTGTAGCCCATGACAAAACGGAACATGGCATCGCGGATCTCGCCCATGTCGTCGCGTTCGTCGCGTGTGTAGTCGCGCCACATTGTCACGACGTCGCTGGTCAGCGGGTCGAATGTAGGGTCGCGCACTTCCCAACCTTCAGCAAGCCAGTCTTGCACGTCGGCTACGGGCACGTTCTCAAACATACCGCGAGCCTTAAGGCTGTTGCCGGTGATGCCTTGCATTGTGCGGGTGCGGCCCATCAAACTCTTGGCTGCTTTCATCCATGCTTTTGTTTCGTCGCCAATCTTGGATTCATAGAAACGCGGCAAGTATTTGCCATCCCACCGGCCAGCGGCTTCCGGTGTCAACATACCCAAGCGCACCAGCTCTTGCGTTTGTTCAGACATGATTGACTGCATTGACGCTGCCAACTCCAGCACTCGCTTGGGTGGCTTGACGCCGCGCTTGAGTTCGCCCTCGATCACATCGCTGATCATCTGGCGCTCTTGCTCTGGCAAGTCTTTGAGGTTCTTGGCCACGTCGACCGTGAGGGCCTGCGCCTTCTCAACCTCAGTCTTCATTTTGCGCAGCGCCCGGCTAAGCTCTGGGCTGACTGGCTTCATGCCGATTCTGTCGAGTACGTTGTTGGCCACATCGGCAACCAAGCGGTAGGCCTTGGCGCCTGCGCCGAAGCGGAAGCGGCCAGTCTCATCACGGCTAAGGATCCAGCCGTCTGACTGGCGGTTGCTGAACATCAGGTCAGCTGGGTTTTCTTGGCGCCACTGCGAAGCAGCTAGGACAAAGCCGTCAAAGTCTTTGTCACCAAATTCATCTATCGTTTTGTAGCCAGCCTCTTCAGCCTTCTTTTGCAAGAAGACTTGTTGCTGCTTGGCATCTTCCGCAAGCTCGCGCTGTTTTACGGAGTAGCTTGGTTCGCTAGGCTCTTGCCCTCTTTCAGCTTTGCGCTGATCGCGCCGGACATCTTGCTTAGTTTCATCTTGGCTTCGATCTGCCCGGGACTTAAGCGTGTCGAGCGTTGCGTAGAAGACGCGTTGGCTGATTCGGCCTGCGTCGAATTCTTCTTCGGTTGCATTTTGAAGTTTCTCCAGTAAGCCTTCCCTGCTTACAACGGGGAGATCTGCAATATCGATCTCTGCATATTTGTCCCAACCGCGTGAGTTGTCGATCACATGGATTTTAAACAGTGGGTTATCCCCAAACTCTTGTTGCAGTTGGCGGATAACTTGGTTGGATCCAGCGTGCGTTTTAACCAGTGACTCAAGGGTCACGGTCCGTCCGTTCTTTGGATCCATCGCCCGGTTGAACACGCCGTTTATCAACGCGTCTACCGGCTCGCGGTATACATGAGCAATTATAACAGCTTGCTCTTTGTCAAGAGCAGCCTTGATGTTTCGCTTGGCCTTGTCAATACTGGACAGCGTGCCGTCAAAGATTGTGTGGGACTCGTTGAGGATAGGGGCAAGCAGGGCTTCGGCTGAAGATTTACCAGCTCCGCCACCGCCAGACATAAACGTGATCACGCCGCCCGGCTTGGACTCCTCAAGGCGTTGGTCATACAGCATTTGACTGAATGCGCTGGACGCCTCATGCACTTGTGGTGCAAGGCTGCGGTCTGCCCGATACTCAGGAGATAGGTTGCGGATAAGGTCGACGTCGATCTTCTTACCGCTTTCGGTCCCTTCGATTTCAGAGTACTGCCGAACAGCACCACCAAAGTCAGACAGAATGAGCTGCTCAAGTTTGGAGTTAAGACTGCCGCCTTCCCTAGGGCTGAAAGCAATCGGTGCGCCGGTGATGTCTTTGCCATCTTCGCTGAACGTGGCGTTCTTGGCCAACACCAGTGGGCCAATCTGAATTACTTCGTCCGCGCCCAGCACTGGGCGCATTGTGTCGCGGTCGTAGAAGTAGCTGTGACGGAATGGGTCCATGCCGACCTGTGTCCAAGCCGAGTCTTTGATGGCGGCATCAGCCCGAACCTTCGCGGCTTGGTTGCTGATGGGCTTCCACTTGCCAAGCATGGTGGCAATCGTGCCCTTGCTTGTACCCTGTGCAATCTTGGTTGCCGCCTTTTGGTTCATGCCAAAAGTTACGTCGGTCATTGCTGCTACAGATTCGTAGCCAATGACAGTGCCTGCGTCATACGCTGCTTGCACTTCACGGTTGGTGGACTTGGGTGTGTGCACGCTGACCACCCATGAGTCGTGCTCTTGGTACGAGGGAATGTCCAAGCGCAGTTGGGCAAAGTCGCCTTTGGCCAAGGTGTCTGATGGCAGGCCATACTTGGCTGCTTTCTCTGGGCTTTGGCCACGGCCATTGGCCAAGGCGTATTTAGCGTCGGCTGGTGTTGTAAGCGCAGGGACTTTTTCGTACGGATAGACCGGGCGAAGGTTGTCAACCATGGCGTTGTATTCGTCTTGGGTGATATTGCCTTCTTGCAAGTCGGTGACGGCTTGCTGCAATTCGTCGGTGCGCTTGAAGCGGTCGGAGCTGACATTGGATACGCGGCTCGCAGCGGCGTTCTTTTGCTCGCGGCGGCTAAGGCTTATGCCTGCGGCAGCAAACGCGTCACGCAGCGCTTTGGCCCCTGCCTCGGTGCCAATGCGATCAAAGTCACCTTTGAGTTCGGCTGCTTGCTTTTCAGTCAGGGGGGCTTTGCTCCAAGGAGCTGAGTCGGCTTGTTCTCTTTCAATCGCGGCAGCGGCTTTGCGCACATCAGCCAAAGGAACCGTGGCAAGGAGATCGGCTTCTGTGCCTTCGGTAAATGAATACCAGTACCCGCCGTAACGGGCTTCTTGACGACCGGCTTTTGTGACGGCGCCGCCTGCTACGGGTTTACCCGCACGCAACAAACTGTATTCGCCAAAACCGCCTTTAGGCACTTGGACTTTGTACACGTAGATGTTGTCTGAGTTGACACCCTCTGACCCAGCGCCAGTCTCACCGTCGTCAATCATAGAGATGTAGCTGGCCAAACCTTGAACGCTGGCGGCGTTGGTATTTACAAGGCCTTCCATGTTGGCCAAACGAATTACGGTAATAGAGTCACCGGGCTTGGCTTCAAAGCCATCGGGTTCTTCTGTACGAGGCCAGTCTTTAACCGGCGTTTGTCGGCCGCTAAAAGCTACGTCAAAGGGAGCGCCAACATCTTCGTCAGCTTTAGGCGCCAGCATTTCTGCTGCACGACTTGGCAGGTATTGTTCAAGCGCGCCTTGAAGCAAGAACTCTTTGAGCGCGGGTATACCCTCAATCGTGGTGCTCTTACCGTCAGCACCAGTGAACGTGTATTTACAGGTTGCCATGTGGTCAGGCTCCTAGCTCCTGATCGATCAAGAGCATGCCTGCTTTGTCGCCATCCACTAACTGAATGCGGGCAAGCAAGTCGCCGTACTCGCCAACGCTGGTGCGTTGGAACTCCAAGAACTGAAGCAAAAACTGCTGGACCACGGGGTCGCTACTGGTTTGGGAGTACATGCTTTTGTAAGTGTTGTACAGTTCAAGCTCAGTTTCATAAGCCAATTCCATAGCGTCAGAAAACGACTTGATCGAATCAGTCATGGCTTCAATCGACGGGACCTTGGCCACCGTGCCCACATCGTTTTGAAATTGCGCGTGCAACTGGTAGTGCTTCAGCTCTTCTTTGCTTTCGCTTAAAAAGAATTTGGCCGCGCCAAGGTAGCCAAGGCGCTGCACCTGATTGGCAATGTGCTTGTACAGGTTTGCTGCGTAGAGCTCAGCGTGAATTGCGTCGTCAAGCATGCGCTTGATGTCAGCGGAGATGATCATTGTTGGTGTCATGATAGGCCCTTATTTGCAATTGATTTCGACTAAGCCGGCTGTGTCCAGCTCGTCGAGGATGTCGAGGAAATTGTCCTGCATGTATTGGATCTGGGCCGCATCTGACCGGCGTGCAATCACGCTTTCAATGTTGGTCTTAGCAAGGCCGCGACCTTCCAGCTTAGTAAACAAATCAACAAGGGGCATAGCATTTGCCCTGCTGTCTAAAGTTTTTTCTGTTCTTGTTCGGATGAGGTCTGAGCGCTCTTGTCCTTGGAACGGACCCAGCCTTTGACCCGCGCCGCCAACCGGTCCAGTTGCTGCGGCGTTCTGCTTTCCAGCCACTTGTCGTGCTGGTCTTGATCCTGATTTGGCTGCTGTGTTGATTCGTTTAGCATCGAAGCCTTCTTTCTTTAAGAGAGATTGTGCCGCACCTGCGTAGTCTTGGCTAGTCACACGAAGCCTGACGCCCAGCTTTTTGTAGAGCTCTTGTTCTGGGTACCAGATCAAGGCTTGCAAGGCAGCCGGGGGTACACGCTTACCGGTTTGTTCCTCAACCAGATCCACCATCTGGCGAACAACGTCACGCAAACGCTGGCGCTCTCCGCCGCTGGCCGGTGCGTCTGTAGGCTTATCGGCTGATTTTAATATGGCCCCAGCTGCGCCAACCAAAGCGGTTTTCTTGCGCGTGCCTGCGTCAAACTTGGCGCGCTCTTTGATGAACTGCCTGTTGTGCAGACTAAACACTTTGCGCGCCAAAGCAATGGCGCCTTCGTCTGTCTGTCGCGCGGCAGCAACATCTTCCGGGCTGAAGTCTGCGGCATAAACACCTTCAGCCGATGAGCCAGTCTCGCCCAAAGCGAAGCGCAGCTTGGCCACTTGCTTGGGAAACAGAACCGGGTCAAACGCTGGCAGCGTGCCACTTAAACGGCCGATGGTGCGCATGAACCACATGTCCATGGTCACAGGTTCAAAGTTGCCGGTCAAGTTGCTGTAGAAGCCGAAGCCAATCTTAGGCCCAAACACTGCGGATCCTAAAACCGTTTCGCCCATTGACTCGCCGCCAATGCTAAAGCCCATGCCCTCAAGATCGCGCTTGGTCAATTCAGTTTGTAAGAACCTGCGCAGATCAGCGGCGCCCAATTCTTTTAACAGGCTGTTGGCCAGTGCAAAGTTCTTGGCCATTGCTGGCGCAGACTTGCCGGTGCCGACTTCTGGGAATGCGCCCGTACCCGTTTTGCGAAGGGTTTCACGGAACGCTTCGTATTGGTTTGACGCATAGCGTAGGTTGTCTTCTACGTTCATCGTCTGGGACGAGATGGCCACGGCCATCAAGAAAGCATTGCGTGCGTCTGGGTCTGTGTTTAGCTCTGGGTATTTGACGGCCATGACCCGCAACGTTTTAGCTACGGTCTCGTCGTACCATTCAACGGCGTTGCCCGCGCTGCGAATTGCGCCGACGGCCTCGGCCGCCAGCATGCGCGCCAGAGTGCTGCGGTCCTCGGCCTTGTTAAGGTCAAGCACCGGCATGCCTGCATCACGGTAGCGCTGGTCAAGCCATTGCACAACTTCCGGAATGCCGCCAACCGTGGGTGCGTCAAACGCATCGCTTTTGGTTTTGCCGGTCATTAGGCCTAGAACAGAAGCGTCGTATTGTTCTTTGGATAAACCAAGCGCGTCGGCCACGTCGCGGAACGTACCAAGATCGGTTGGCTTTTCTTCAACAGGCTCTGCTTGTTTTTCGCTAAACCTAACGCTGCTGCCGATGCGCTCCAGCTCGGTGTTGGCGGCGTCGCGTGAAGCAACAGGGATTTCCAAATTGCCGGCGGCAACACGAGCACCCGGTACACGGGATGCCTCGATGGTTGCCAGCTCTTTGGAAAGAAGCCCCTTCTTCAGCGTCGTAGGTTCGGCTGGCGTAGGGGCTGGGGCACCGGCCACGCGACCCAAAGATCTTACGGGTACAGCAGAGTGGCGCGGGCCCAGCAAAACGACGGCTGCTTGATTGTTCCCAAAGGGAGCAATGTAGCCGTCAAAACCTCCATTGATTACTGCGGATTCGAAGGCGTTGAAGTTGCCCTTAACCGGGAGCCTTTGCGTTTTGGGGTCGTAGATGTTGTTGAGTCGGACTTCGTGGGCGATGCCTCCGACTCCGGACTCGGGGCGGACTCCCGCGCCTTGGTCAACATAGAAATAAATGCGGTTTTTGAGGCGAGGATCTGGACTACCGTCCAGTCGATCGCGCTCTGCACCTTTGAGGCCAGTCCCATAATAAGCTCCATTTAACGAAGTGCGGGCTTCGGTTGAGTAGTGCCGGCCGATAACGGAGACGGCGCCTTCGCGGGCTGTTCCGTATTCTGGGGTTTGACTGCCCCCATCTCCACCAGCGAGTTGTCGAGTTGACGCTGTAGGCCCTGATAGGTCTTGACCTGCTGCAACGTTAATGCTTCCATTCTGAACCCCTTTGTTGTACGCAACGAGAGCGTCGCGGGCTATTGCCTTAGCCTTGTTTAAATCGCGCAAATAGGTATCGACTTTGGCGGATTCTTTTCCGCCTTGAGTTGCCGTGCCTTTAAGCGTGCTGATTAAATTGTCAATGATGTTGAGCCATTTGTCGACAAAACCTTTAAAGCCTTGTGGATCAGCGGCTGCCACGTCCTGCCAGAATTTCTTGTCCGTAGCCCGATTGCCTAGGAAGTCGGCCGTCATTTCGGACTGAGTAGTCTTGCCGGCCATGGCTTCTTGCAGGCGTTGCTCTCGCGCAACAGGATCTGCAATTGCATCCAGCTCTTCCTTGATCAAGAAGTTTTCAAGGTATGCGCGTTTACCCTGATCGGTCATCTCATCAAAGATGCCGTTCATGCTGGCCACGTATTGCTGAGCCGGCGTGTCGGTCAGGCCTTGATTGGTTTCCAGCTTTGCAAGCTGTTCGACCGTGTGATGAAATTCGTGTAAGCCTGTGCGCGCAATGTTGGTGTCAACGTTGGCCGTGTTGATAAAGGCTGTGCCGCCAATGGCCACGCCGTTTATGGCGTTGGATCGGTCGTCGTTATAAGAGTAAACCCTACCACCAAATTGGCTGTTTAAAGCCTGAGCAATTTCATTGACTGCGCTGTCCAGAGCTACTGGAGAAGCGTTGAAAATTGCTGGGCTTTCTACACCGTTGGAAGTAGCCCACCGGTCGATAGCAGCTTGTGCAGTTGCTCTCGCTCCAGCTGCGGCAGACTCTCCTCCCACTGGCGCAATTGCGGCACCAGACACTTCCGGTTCTGGAAGGGTGAGGGTTTTGTCGGCAGTGATGCCTGCGTTTTGATCGGTTGGTGCATTGGCCAATGGTACGCTAGGAGCGGCCGCAGGTCCAGCGGCTGGGGTAGTACCGGCCACTTCCGCTTGACGCGCTGTAAGCTCAACTGACGCGCCCCTGCGGGTAATTGCGGGCACGCCTTCGTCTGCTGCAATTGTTTGAAGCTGATCGTCGGACAGTTGCGAAACCGCAACACCTTGAATCTTTTGCGGACGCGGCGCAGTCAAACGCAACTTGTCCAAACCAAACTGTTGTTCTGTAGCAACACTTGGTTCGGGCAGGTCAAGGGCCTGCATTGTGTCGATAGCAGGCAGCGGCGCGCTCGGATCAAACGTTGGCTCAATCCGACCAAGCGAATCTACAGCTGGCAAAGGCACGGGTTCAATTACGGCAGGGGCAATTGGCCCGGGTGTAATTTCCAGCGACCCGGACAATTCATTTGCCGAGGTAATCGCATCGTCGACCGAGGTCGATTGCAAAACGCGTGATGGGTCCGACGTTTGCAGCGGGCTGATCAGCCGGGCGTCGTAGGTCTGGGGGCTTAATAGATCACGGGCAGTCTGGTCAATGCCTGTGAACTGTGTGCCGGCAACGTTCTGTTCGATAGCCCGGGCAATTTGCACGTTGGGGTCGTAGGCGCCCGTAGCAATGCCGGCAACTTGCGGCGCTGACATAGCGGTGCCAGTGGCCGCGCCAATCACAGCGGCCTCACCAAGGCCCTTGCTTAACTCAATGTCTTTGCCTTGGAAAAACTTGTCAAGCACGTTGCCGCCAAACTGGGCAGCAGTTTCTTCAATGGCGTTGGTGATGCCGTTGGCAGTAATCGCAGTACCCGACTGTGCCAGTCTCTGGCCAGCAATTGCCATGACGGCGTTTTGCTTTGCAACCGACATTCCTTTAAACGTGTCGCCCAGTTTGTCAAAGACTTTTAACGGCAACATTTCTGTGCCAATTTCAATTGCGCCTTTGGCTATGGCCACGCGAGAGTCATCGCCTTGCGCGTAACTTTGGCCAGCCGCTGTGCCGCCCATGCCGCCCAGCAAGACTGCGCGAAGCGGGGGCACAAAGGCTGCGGCAAGCTGCGTAGCCATTTGAGGAGAGTTGGCTGCCAGCTTGGACATAAGCCACGGGCCAAACTCTTCGTTTTTCCACGCACCTTCCATGCTGCGTGTGCCAATCTTAGGCATGTAATCTTGAGCGCTTTTGGCCAAGTACTCTGTGCCAAACGCGGTAGTTACTTTGGCCAACGGTTTTAGACCGGCCAATTGCAAAGCGGGATTAACAAACGTCTGGTTAAAGGCGTCGGCCGCTACGCTTGGAATGT